CCTGCATCAGCAGCCCTTGGCGTACGCGCGATGCGCCGACCCACTGGCGGAACTCCGGGTTAGCCATGATCTCCGCTGCGTCCGGGTGCGCGCCGTTGAAGCGCTCGGCCGCCTGTTCGGCTCGGCTGACCGCCTGGTCCTTGGCCGACTTGCCCAGCGTCTCTTCGATGCGCTTGATGACCGGATGCGCGGCAATCGCCTTCGCGATCGCATCGCCCGGCGCGCGGAAGAACTCGGCCTCGTCGATCTTTTCCGGCTCGGCGGGGGCTTCCGGCTTCGCGGGCGCCGCAGCTTCCCGGCGCTGACTCAGTGCGGCCAGGCTCGCCTGGATTGCCGTGTCGGTGCGTCTGCGCAGGTCGCCCAGTTCACTGCCTTGGCGGCCGATCAGCGACTGCGCCTCTTTATACATCTTCGCCAGCTCTTTCGGCGACTTGCCCTTCAGCTCGGCCGGCAGGTCGTCATCCTCGCCCGCGGCGGGCGCAGCCACTTCCGGCTTCTTCGGCGGCGCCGGCGGCTTGCCGCCCGTATCCGCTGCCGGTTTCGCCGGGACTTCGATGATCTCGACAGCCTCCTCGTCGCTCTCGATCCTCGCCTCCGGCAAGAGGCCGTCTTCCCCGTCTTCCAGAACCTTGCTGTTCGACTGCGGTAGAATTACTGCTGCGCTCATGTGCTTTTCCTTCGCTCAAGGGGCGGTTGTGAAAGCGCTCGGCTGCCCCGGGAAGGGCCGGCGCTGTGCGAATCTTCTTGCGGATCTTTCCTGCGCTGAAACCGCTATTTATAGGAGCCGTGGCGGTCCTGGTTGCGGCTTTCCTTCGCCATGTGCGACTCGCGATTCCGTGCCCACTTGTCCGACGCGCTCGGAAACGCGCCGGTGATGCCCTCGAGCCTGGCGCGCGGCGCCGCAGGCTGGCGAAGCGCGAGCTGGTCGCACTCCGGGCACTGCACCGCGCGTGTCTCTGGACCCACAAACTGCTCGCTCGTGTGTCCGTTCAGACACACAAAGTCGAAAACTCGGATGCTCATTCCGTCACCGTCGCTTTGCCGCCGGTCGAGGCTTCGGCATCTTCGCCCTCTTGCTGGGCGAGCAGCTCGTTGTAGGCGGCTTCGTGCGTCGTCTGGTGGCCCTGCAGCCACAGCATCTGCTCGAGTTGACCCTTGCGGAACCAGAGCTGCTCTACGGTGTCGACCTCGGCGAGCGAGTTGTACCTCGCGATCGCCGCGTCCAAATCCTCCTGCAGCCGCGCCCAGCCGCGCGTGCCGTACATCGCGAAAATCTGCTCGTAGTGCTCCTGCAACTCCTTATCCTGCAGCGTCTTCGTCGTCACATCCGCTCCTTTCGCTCACAGATTGGTCGGGGGCGCAGGTTTTACCCTGCTGCGGCTGTGCCCAGGAGCGAATTGGGCACCTCCGTTGACCCCCGTATTGGTTTACCCCGTACTGCTTTACGCCAGCAGGCGGCCCCGTCGACCCATGAACTGCGGCCGGGGCGGAGGCATGCGCACCGGAACGGGCACCGGGACCGGCACGCGCTGCGGGGCAGGCGCAGGCGCCGCGGCTTTCTTCGCCGCAGCCGCAGCCCCGCGCGCCTTGATCGCCTCGCTGGCGATCGAGGCCCTGGACTGCATGCTCGTGATGCGCTCGTCGGAGTCGATGGCGCGGGCCTTCAACTTCGCGTCCACGACCGCCATGCGCGACTTGAACGCGCGGTCCTGCTGGTCGGCGGCCACCTGGTAGATGCCCTTGGTCGCAAGCTCCACTTGGCGGAAACCCGGCTCGAGGCGTTCGTTTTGCGCCTTCGCGTTCTGCAGATTCGCGCGGGCTTGCAGCTCGGCCACCTTGGCTTGCAACTCAGCGAGCTGCAATTCGGCGCCGGCTTGCGTGATCTGCTGCTGCAGCGCCGCCATCCGCGGGTCGGCCGCCGACTGCTGTTGCATCTCCTGGGCCTGCTGCGCCGACTCGATCGACTTCTTGAGCATGTCGATGATCTCGCGGCGGTGCGTGAGCCCCGTGTTGGAGATCACGCCCATCAGCAGCATCTTGTACTCGGCGCTTTGCGGCTCCATCGTGTTCAGAAGCTGCACGAGATTCTGCGTCTCATACTCGCGCTGGATGATGCCCATCGTCGAGGAAGCGACGAAGTCCCAGTTGCGAGGAACGTACCGTTCCGGGTAATACTGCATGTTGCGCCAGAGGATCTTGCGCAGCGCCGGCACGTAGAAGCGGTCGATGAAGCCCATCAGCGTGCGCTTGTGGCGCTTCACGATGCCCGAGAGCATCATCGAGGTGGCCCCGGAACGAGGATCACCCGAGCCCGCCTTCGAGGCCAGGGCGATGACGTCAAGCGAGCCGGTGGCGCGCTGGATCATCTGGTCGAGCTGCTGCGAATGGGCAAAAGTCGATTGCTCGAGCTGCCCAAAGTGCATCGGGCGCAGGATCGTGTTCGGATCGCCGTTCGTCAGAATCGACTTGCCCGGGCGCACGGTGAGCTGGAAGCCGCGCGGCAGGCGCGAAGCGTCCATCGCCATCATCGGCGCCGAGATGTAGGCGAGGGCGTCGATGCGGGCGCGCAGTTCCGCGTCCATCACGCGCTGGGGCACTTGGCCCTTCTCGCACACGCCACGGCCCCAGAAGCGGCCCGGGACAATGTCCCACGGGAACGCCACAACCGGGCGATCCTTCATCAAATACGGGTTTTCGACCGCTTTCAGGCAGACCGACTCGTTGGCGATGACGACAATCGCCTCGACCATCTCGGTGTCGATCGGTTCGACCGATTTTTGCGCGCCGTCGACGCCGAGTACGTCAAGATCGACCGTCTCTTCGGCCACCGCGGGCACTTCCGCCTCGCCGAGGACCGGATCGGCGCTCAAATCGACGGTTTCGCTCGGCGGGAAGATCAGGTGCTTCGGCACGAGGCCGTAGTAGCGGATGCAGTGGACCTTGTCGAAGGTGTACTCGTTCTCCACCTGGCGATCGGCACCCAATTCAGTGTCGCCAGCGCTCGTGCCGACATCCACACTGCGGTAATCGCCGTCGCGCTGGCCCTTACTGATGATGTGCGCGCCGACGTACTCCTCGATCGCCACGCCAAGCGCCTTGTCGACGGTGCGCGCGGTCGGGTCGATCAGGAAGTTGCGCGGGTTCACGCTGTAGAGGCAGGCGTAGCTCACCTCTTTCTCGATTACCTGCGCTTCGAGCGGCGCCGAGCCCACGCCGGGCTGTATTGTGGGCGCCAGGAGGGGCTGCGCAAGCGCGTTCGCCGGCCATTCCATCCCCGGCGCGGCCATGTCCATCGGCGTCGGCCCCATGTCGGGGGTCATCGGACCCATCTGGCCCATCGGCATACCCAAATCGGGTATTTGACTACCCAATTCGGGCATCGGCGGGTACGCGGCAGCCACAGACGCCGAAATATCGCGCAGCATGAACTTCTCGACGATGACTTCGCCGATGCCGGAGCCGTAAACAGCGGCGTTGATGAGCGCCTCGCCGACATTCGGGTTGAAATCCGCACGCCCGAGGTCTTCCTTGAGCTTCGCCTTGTTGTCGTCGGTGATCTGCTTCGCGTCTTCGTTCTCGTCGAACTTCGCCTTCATGTCGAAGGAGTCGCCGCGACCGAAAAGGGCCTCTTCCACCTCGGCGACGATGTTCTCGACCGCTTCAGCAAGACCAGGAGTGACCAACGTGGAGCGTTCCGACTTGCGGTGCTTGTCTTCGGTCGCCCACATGCCGCGCCAGAGGCGCTCGTACTGACCCCACGCCTGCTCGTAGTTGCTCCGGCGGTGGTCGCGCCACATCTTGACGCGCGTGATGACCCACTCGCGCAGGCCCTCGAGGTCGTCGCGAGGCGCATTGGGGTCGATCGCGGGCGTCTGCGAATCGCGCTCGTCAGGCAACACCCGCGCGCCGTGCGGTGCGTCGGTGACTTTGCCGGACTTCAAGTTGATGGTTGCCATTTTTCCCTCTAAATGCCCACTTCAGCGTCTGTGGGCTCCCAGTAGCTGCTGTCCGCGACCTCCGCGAACTGAGAAAACACGCGCCCTTCGGCCAACTGTGCGATGTACGCGAGCGCATCGGGCGCGTCGTCATGCACCAGCGTCGACGGGAAGTTCAGAAACTGGTCTTCCACCTCGCGCATGTGCGCGCCGGGGCGGAAAAGGATCTTACCGTTCGACATCCGGCCCTGCAGCGCCCATCCGATGCGCTCAGGCTTCGATCTGTTCTCGTGCGACAGCGGCTCGACGGCCAGCATGATCGGCGGACTACGCTTCGCGGCTTCCGCCTTGAGATACGGCGCGACCGCCTGGTACAGCGCGCCTTTCTCGATGCCCAGATTCATCGTCTTGCAACTGTCGACCGCGTCCACGATGCGCTTAGCGGTCTCTTCGACGCCCCAGCGCCCGAGGTGCAGATCGCGCACCCACCAGCGGCCGTCGTCCATCACCTTCACCACTGCGATCGCCGTCTTGTCGAGGCGCTTTTGCCGGTAGCCGACGGCTTTCTCAATCGCCGCAAAGCCGGAGAGGTCCACCACCACGTACCAGTCGCCGGGGACGGCCTTGCCAGCAGCGTCCTTGGGCTCCTCATCGCTGTACTGGAACCACTCCTTCTTGAACGAGTCCTGCGACCCTGTCTCAAAGCTCGCCAAGAACTCCTGGCGAAATGTCGAGGGCGCCATCGTGCGCCGCGCGTTCTCGATCTCCACCGGGTCGAGGAACGGATTGTCGAGCGACGTGTAGTGAAACGCGCCCCACTCGTTCGCAGGCGGGCGCGTGCCGTCCGCCCGAAGCCCCATTCCTTGCCCGCGGTACGCACCGTCGCCGCCAGCCTCGATCCACAGATCGTAGAAGTGGTTGCGACCTTTCGGCGTCCCGATGAAACCGGCAGTGCCCTTCACGTCGGCCAACGAGGGCCGGATAATCGACTCCCACACCTCCGGCCGCATATCGGCAAACTCGTCCAGCTCGGCGTGCCACAAACCCACACCACGCAGCGTGTCGGGCCTATCCGCCCCCTTCACGCCGATCATCACCCCGTTTTGCAGGTAGATATGGCCCTCGTTCGACTGCGGCGGCCGGCGCGGATCGAGCGCGGGGAAGAGCAGCTCGATCAGCGGCTGCCAGTAGAGCAGCTTCGCCTGCGTCGCCACCGGGGCGATCACGAAGACGGGCTTCCTGCGCTCGTTCCGAGGGTCCATCGCCTTCGCCGCGGCGCGCGCCGTGGCGAGGTTGGTCTTGCCGAATCGCCGACCCGCCGTGAGGACCGTGAAGCGCGCCGGGGACTGGAAGACTGCGAGCTGCGCGGGATGCAGGCCGACGTTGAGGCTGACGTCCTCGCTCAAGCGATCTGAACCTTCAACCCGAGCTGCCGCGTCAGCTTCGTCGTGCCGACCTTGTCCGCGCGCCGCTCGCCGCGCCAATGCGACGCGCCCGCGGGCGGCTGATTCTTCAGCGTCGGACGGTGGTAGCCGTTGCCGGTCTTTTGCATCGTCCGCCACAGTAGGGAAATCCACTCCATGCGGAAAAGCTGCTCCGGGCGGTTGAGGACGGTGTTCATCGCTTCCTTGGTCATTACTCGCTCCTAGTGAAACTGCGCATCTGCAATCGTCTTGGCCGCCATCTCTTCTAGCTCGAGCCGGACGCTGTTTTCTTTCACGATCAACCTGCCGATCTTCTGCCCGCCGGAGCTGCGCAGTTCGCGCCGGCCGTTCTGCGACTGGAGCACGACGCGCTTCACCACGTCGGAGCCGAGCACGAAATCGAACTTGAACGTCACGCGGCGGCGAGCGCCACCGCGCTCACGCGGCGATCCCATCCCTGCCGGTATGTCGTCCCGTGCATGTCCCGCATGAACACGCCCCATGCGTACGCCGTCTTGTCCCATCGCGACCGAAACCGCAGGGGCTCGACGGGGAAGAGAACAACACTGGCGCCGGCTGACGCTTGGGCTTCCTGCCCGCCCTCGCCGCCACTATCTACGCCGAAAAGCAGAAGCGGTTGACTAAGGTCGGCCATCAAGCCAACTCCTCTGTGCGAACTACCCGACCAGAGCCGTCATAGGGCTGCGTGCCGGCCGCATCCTTGTAGGTCTGCGCTGTGAATAGCGGAGTTGTGCCATCCGTGTCGTAGATGGTGAAGATACCGGTCGCCGGGTCAAGGACTCGTTTACGGCGCAGACAATGCTGAGCCTGAAGAATCTGCGCCAACACGGGGCCTTCTACGCTGAACTCGGCGATGACGTATCCAGCTACCGAGACACCATCGACGGTCCCTGCAGTCATGACCAAGGCGTATCTCGTCGCTGTTGCGTAGCCGTTGGCGCTTGATGCCGCGACTTCTACGTTGTTAAGCCCAGTGCGCCCGTCCCAATCAGTAGATAGGGTAATCCCGGCGGTGATTTCGGCGACGCTATTGCCCGGATACGCAGCAACAGCGCCGCCAGTCAATGAGGTTGGTGTCCCAGATGAATTTCTAGTGGTGAATTTGAAATCCATCGTGCCCCCCAAAAGAATGTCGCTTAATTGTTGCCCTATGACGATGCGAGATTCAAACCCGGAATCGCTGGTGCCGACTGTCACTGTCGGCGCGAAGGCCGCGAGCGTCAGCGTCGCCGTACCGGGTGTGACCGTCTGATGGTTTGTGGCCGAAACTGTAGGCTCGAACGTCGCCAACGAGAGCGCAGCAGTGCTCGGCGTTACGGTGAGTCCTGCTCCACCTGTTACGGTTGGAGCGAATGCTTCTAATACCAGCGCAGCCGTTGTCGGAGTGGCAATCTGGTGCGCAGTCGTCGTGACCGTGGGCGCAAATGCGCTAGTTACGAGAGCGACTGTAGTCGGCGTTACCGTCTTGTGATCGCTCACGGCGACGGTCGGAGCGAACATCGCTGTCGTCAGGGCCGCGGTTGTCGGCGTAACCGTGAGACCCGCACCGCCCGTCACCGTCGGCGCGAATGTCGTGAGGGACAACGCCCTCGTTGTCGGCGTGACCGTCTGATTCTGCGTTGCAGTGACGGCCGGCGCAAACGTCGTAAGACTCAACGCCTTCGTCGTCGGCGTAACCGTGACGTTAGCCGTCGCGATGACGACTGCGGCGAACGTCGCCAGGGTCAGCGCGATAACGCCCGGCGTGACTGTGACATTGGCTGGCGCGGATACCTCAACCGTCTGCGTCGCCGAGAGGACCGTATAGCTTCCGCCGGAAGTCGGCGCGCCAGCCATGCGGATCGTGTACGAGCCAGCCTGATCGCAAGTGACGGTGATCGAGTTCGCGTTCTGCGAATTGGAGTTGACAAGCGGGTTCGTGTCGGCGGTGATTAGCCCGGTGCCGGACGCGCCGATGGTGACGAAACCGCCCCCATCATCTACTTCCCACTTGAAGTCGTATCGCTGGACGCCACCGCCGCCTCCGAATCCCGGTGTTCCGGTAAAGGCGAATGTATCGCTTATATTCGCCGTGACCGGAGCGGCCGGGGCGTCAAGACTGATGCTGTTGAGTACCTTCGCCATCTACTACGCCAGCGTGAACACGCCGCTCGCATGAGCGGCCACGGTGAGCGTGTTGGTGTCCGTCGCCGTCACGTCCGCGGGCGTGCTATCCAGCAGGCAGTAGCACAGCACGTCCCCGGCGACCTCGTAGATGACCGCGAAGCGCGCCGTGATGCTGCCGCCGGAAGCCGTCCACACGGGATCGGTGGTGATGTCCACCGTGACGGTAGTGGTGCCGGCGAGCGTCAGCGCGACCGCAATGCCGCCAGCGGTATAGCCATTGGCGGCGGCGTGCTCATTCGTCACACCGGCGAAGGTCGTGCTGGCCGCACCGATGTTCGACGTGGACAGGAACAGCGCGCACTTGTACGAGTCCGTGTCAATGTCGAACGTGCCGTTGAGAAGTCGGGTACGCCCGACATCAGTAAAGGTCCATGCGCCAGCAGCCATTGCGTTACTCCTTGTGGATGAACTTCACGGGTGAATTGACCCGCTTCTCGGACGCGCTGATGGCGCGCGGCGACTCGACCTGGGAATCGTCGTTCTCGAGCACCGAGATCGGGCCCTCGGGTAGCGGGGCCAAGACCTGCTTCGACGCGGTCAGCACGGCGCGCACGTTGTCACGCGCGCCCTGAACCTGCGTCGTCTTGACGGTCTTGAACGGCAGGCCCTTGACGTAGACGATCGCGCCAGGTGGCAGGGTGAGGGTGGTGAGGGTGGTCAAGCTCGCTCCTTTGGGGAAAGTCGCACCGCAGGCGATTTGCCTAAAGTGCTGTGCGTTATCGGGGATAACGCCCACTGTAATGGTTGCAGGGGAGGGCTTCGATCCCTCGACCTCCGCGGTATGAGCGCGGCGCGCTACCGGGCTACACTACCCTGCGTCTGATTCTCCGGCGCCAGCCGACTCCAGCGCCCGCTTCTGCTCGACGAGGCGCGCGTGCATCTTCGATCCCATCACGTAGGCCGTAACGAGCAAGCCTTCAGCCTCGGCGCGCTTGGGCTCCGGCAGCAGATCGATGTACGGCCACAGCGCACGCTGCACCCCGCAGATGGTGTCGTAGCTCTGCGGCCCGTGCTGCGAGCGCAACTGCTTAAGCGCCACCTCCGGCGACGGTGCCGCCATCACTGCTCTTGCGCAGGCGGCAGCAGCTCGACGTTGCCTTCCTGGTCATACACCGCCCCGCCGGGTGCGCCAGGGCTCGCGGGCAGGACGTTCAGAACGAACATCGGCCGGCGGTCATTGAGAGCGCCGACGCCTGCTGCTTGCCCGCCAAGCTCCTCGAAGAGCTTGCGGGGGAGAATCCGCTGCGCGAATAGCTCGAGCGCCCACTGGTGGTGCTGGTGGTCGGGATCTTCGATGTACTCCATGAGGCGCGCGAGCACGCCGGGCGCCGCCTGGTTGATGGCGATGCCGCCAGCCTTCAGGGCTTGCGCGACGTCGAGCTTGTTCGCCTGCTTCAGGGCTTTCTGCTGTTGCTCCGGCGTGCCCTCAGTAGGGACCGGAACGGCACTGACCCCGGACGCGATGCTCTTGCGTCGTGCTTCGTACTCCGTTTTTCGCTGCTTCTCGCAATCAAGGCACCGACTGCCGTACGACTGGTAGACCCCTTGCCGGCCTTTCCTGTAGGGCCAGGACTCCGGCGTGATGGCCTTCTCCGTGTCGCACTTCGAGCAAGTCCGCTGTTCAGGCGGATTGATTGCGTCGGCTGGTTGCGTCACGACGAGATGAAGTCCCAGGTACTCTCGTACCGATCGCCCATAGCTAGGTTGATGCTGGCGGGCACAACAAGGAGATTGTCAGGGTGGTGCTTGCCGCCACGGGCCAACGGCTTGTCGTGGTGGACGTGGTGTTGCTCCCCGGTCTTCCGCGTTTTGCACCGCGCCTCGGCGTAGATCGCCTCGATGCAGAGCCTTTCAGCCTTGGTCAGCGGGACGTCGGCGCCGGCTTTGCGCGCTCGACGGAGCGCAGACTTCGCCCGCACCTTCTCCGGGTTCGCTTCGCCCCATTGGCGAGTGATCGCCGCCCGCTTCTCTGGGTTCGCTCGATCCCACTTAGCGGCGGCTTTCCTGTGGACTGCCCGCCCGCGCGGCGATTTCGCGTACCGACTGTTCTTCTCACGGTGCTTCTCTGGGTTCTCGATGCGCCACTTCGCAGCGCTCTCGCGAAGACACAGGACGCAATGCCCTGACCGTCGGCGAAGCCCGCCGAGTTCGGGGTGCTTCTCGCACACCTTTCCGAAGTACCGCGTGCCGCTCCGCTTCCCCATAAACCCATTGTACAGGATTGTCAATTTGGGCCGACGAACGGCGCCCCAGTCGTATACGCAATCTGCGTACGCCAGCTCGCTTTTTGCGTACAACTGGGGCGCCAGGGCGGCGCGGATCGGGAAATTATTCGGGGTCTGAAATATTATTTCCCGGGCAAATCCCGAAACATTATTTGCCACGGGCCAGCGCCGATACCGGGTGCGTTGCGGCGCATCGTGCACCCCGGCCCCCTCCCCCTCGAGGTGTCGAAAACCTGACACGTGTCGAACAATCGACAGTCACGGAGCGCCCGCAGACGGGCGCCCGCCTGGACCAGCGCGCCGGGCCGCAGAGCTTGATAGGGCGCCGTTTCAAGCCTGCCTAACCCGATGATCTAATGCAGGTTTTCGATTTTTGTCGGCTGACTGGCTATCAGTGGACACGCTGCGCCGGGCATGCTGCGGTGCAATGTCAGGTTGCTGCAAGGTTCGGCGCGCTGCGTTACTGACCGCCGGGTCAGTAATTCGGAGCGCAGGCGGCTGCGCCGGACCTGGCGCGCCGCGCTGGGCCAGCAGAAAATAAAACGCTTGACACGGGGCGGCGCCATGCTCTACCCTCGCGTACGCGATGCAACAACGCACCGCCCCGCAGCGCCCGGATACGGCGCATAGGAGATAGCAACATGACAACGCTTACCCAAGCCAGCAATCAATGGATGTCGCGCCCGGCGGACGAACGGTTCGTCAGCCTAACGGACATGCAAGCGCACTTCGATGCGCAGCGCGCGCAATGCCGCGAGACCGTAGTCAGCTCGCGCCGCATTCAGGCCCTGCCGGCCGGAGACAACAAAGGCTTGCAGATAGTGGGCCCGAACGGACACGCCTACGCGCCTACGCACTGGGCTTTCGGCCAGCTCGCGCAGCTCGCGGAGGCGCCGGCCGGATACCTGCGCAGCTTGCCGGCGCCCATCGCCGCGGATTGTGTCAACTATGGCCTGCAGTATCGGCGCAACGTGGAGGATGTGGGCGTACTGCTCCACCGCGACGGCGACGCGAACACATTGCGCGCCGCGACTGGCCCGCGCTACGGCCGCATTTGGAACGGCGACATTGTGCGCGGACTTGTCTCCCGGTTCGGCGACGGATTGACCGGCGCCTTTCGCGTTCCTGGCGAGTTCGGCGAGCGCGTGGAAGTCACAAAGGAAAATACCACGCTGTACGCGGGCGACCGGGATATGTTCGTCTTCCTGGCCGATGAAGACCACAGAATCGAAGTTCCGAACCGGCGCGACGGCAAGCCCGGCACGATGGCCCGCGGGTTTTTCGTGTGGAATTCTGAAGTAGGCTCCGCGACGTTCGGCCTCAAGACGTTTCTTTTCGATTACGTGTGCTACAACCGTATCGTGTGGGGCGCCAGCGACGTTTCCGAAGTCACCATCCGCCACAGCGCCGGCGCGCCTGATCGCTACATCGAAGAGCTGGCGCCGGCGCTGCAAGCGTATGCGAACGGCTCCGCCGCACCTGTGGCGCGCCTGATCGCTGACGCACGCGCCAAACGGATCGACGATGTCGATTCGTTCCTGGCGCAGCGATTCGGCAAGCGCATGGCGGAAACGCTCAAAGCGGCGCACGATTCGGACGAGCATCGCCCCATCGAATCCCTGTGGGATGCGGCAAACGCAGTGACAGCGCACGCCCGCGGTATCACGTACCAGGACCGGCGCGTCGAGCTGGAAGAGCAGGCCGGAGACATCATCGCGCTGGCAGCGTAGCGCGCGACTTACAGCGCCCGGGCAGCCGGGCGTTGTGGGGCGCGCACTGCGCTTAACCGGAGGACCGAACCATGCCCTTCCCCGCATTCATTCGCGCGCTGCGCGCGTACCTGCAGGCCGACAAGCGCGACGCAGACGCAATGGCGACCTACGCGCGCATGCGGCTAAGCGCGCACGGCCGCCGCATGATCCTGTCCGGCTTGGCCGGATTCAATCGCAACGTAACCGGAGGGTAGAGCCATGACACGCAAAGACGAAATCCGCACCATCAGCAAGATAGCGCAACGCGCGGTTGTACTCGCAGAGCAGCATGGCGTCGATTACAAGCAGATCGACGCGATGATGGACCTAGAGGCGGCGCACGGCGAACACACGCTGCGCCTCAGCGATTTGCTTGCTGCCGATGACGGCAACTTCTGCCATGACGTATTCGGCATCCGTCGCCATCTCAACCGCGAGACAAAAAAGATGGGGGATTGCTTCCTGCCACGCTTCGCCGCCTAGGACGCAAAGCCGGGCGCATCGCGGTGCGCCCCACTGTGCGAACTACCGACTAGCCGGACGCTAGGGCTTTACTCAAGGAGATACGGCAATGCCGAGAATCAAGGAAACGCAAGTGTTCAAGTTCGACGAACTGAACGATAGCGCCAAAGAGCGCGCCCGCGAATGGTACAGGAATGGCGCCTTAGACTACGAATGGTGGGATTGCACTTTCGACGACGCGAAGCAATGCCTAGAACTCGCGGGCTTTGAAGTGCGGGCTATTTACTTTTCCGGCTTTTCCTCTCAAGGCGACGGCGCCGTATTCAATGGCGAATGGCACGCAAACAAGGCGCAACCAGTCAAGGCAATGAAAGCCCATGCGCCGAAAGACAAGGGTTTGCACGCCATCGCCGCAGAGGCGCGCGCCCTTGCCAAACTGCGTGGCGACGCAAGCCTGCACATCCGGCATACCGGCCGCGACTACTACCTGAGCGCGAACGATTGCAGTGTGCATTGCGAGCGCGAGAACGACGACGTAGCGCGCACCGCGGCGGAATGGGATGCGCGTGGCAAAGATGACGACGCAATCGAGGAGCGCATTGTCGAACTGGCGCGCGACGCTGCGCACTGGATTTATCGTCAGCTTGAGCGCCAGTACGAATGGCTCATGTCGGACGAACAGGTAGACGAAAGCATTACCGCCAATGGCTACGAATTCACAGAGGAGGGCAAGCGGGCCTAGAACGCAGCGCGCAGGCTGCGGCCTGCTCAGTGCGTTTTACCGCGCCGGCCGGATGCTGGCATAGGACTAAGGAGCGTAACCATGCTCGACAAAGCGACGATTCTCAACATGCTGCGCGTCTGGGTCAACCAGCGCCCCGGCCTTGAATTTGGCAACTATGGCGACTGGGCCAACTACCGCAGCGAAATGCGCCGGATCACGCGCCAGCGCAGCGACGCGCTACAACTCATGCGCGCCGTTGAACTTAGCAGCATCAGCGCCGAAGAACTGGCGAAAGCCTTTCCGCGCGCCTATAGCGGGCGCCTGACGTTGACGGAGCGCAATGGAAAAACGGTCCTGGACTACTGCACCGGCCAGTATTGGCCGACAGAGTACCGGGCCGCCGCTTGCGCCGTGCTGTCGGCCGCTCTGTGGGAACACGTCAGGTTCAAGTGCATGCCCAAGGGCGAGCTAGTACACAACAGCGAAACGGGCGAAACGTTCGAGCGCTACAACGGACTGCGCGCTGGCGACTGGATACGGCGCCATTTCAGCAGGCAATACGGGCGTGGCATGGCGTCGCGCTGGTTTGACTGAGTAGCGCCCGACCTCGTGCCCGTTGAGGCGGGCACCGGGGCGCGCGTTGCGCCTAACTAGGAGATAGGAGAATGGAAACGGATCAGACCTGGTACGCGAAGAAGGCGGGCAACGACAGTCAAGGGCTCGTGATAGACGAGAAAACGGGGCGCAACGTGGCGGTGTCCTATGACGTGGCTGACTTACTGGCGACCCAGTGAAACCCGAATCCATCGCCCTTCTGATCCTCGCCAGCCTACTCGCGCCCGCGGCATGCCTCATAGCCTACGGGGCCAAGGCCGAACACTGGCCCTATGTCGCCCTCGGCACGGCCGCCCTGAGCGCCCTGGCGCTCGCTGGGCGCTTCCTGACGTAGCCGGCGAAGCTCAGTGCAGATAGCCCCCAGCTGCCCGCACGGGGCCGGCGCCGGGTCGGCGGCCGTGGATCATCGCCCCGGCTTGCGCAGCTCTCGGTTTGTAATTTGGCGACTGGCGCACGCCCTCGACGACTTGGCGCCCGGCTCGAGCCGGCGGCCGGACCGGCGCCCTGGCGCGGCGATCGGCGACGCTATGGTTCGGTGCCTTGTAGCCAGGGGGCAGGGGCAGTCGAATAATCTCTTTGAGGGCTTCGTCTACTTAATTCCAATGTGCGTTAACCCGTTTCTTCTATTAATTAACCGGCCTGTACCCTGTCCGCCCAACCGCCGCGTAGTGGGCCGTCAGGCCCTAACGGAGTGGCGGAGGACAGTCCCACGTGTGTCTAGGGGGAACTGGGGTTAACACTTTGGGGTTAACAGGGGTTAACGCGGCTTATGATACAATCAGTTATGTGAGATGTTAACCCCTGCACCAGAGGCCCCTGTTTTTATGGGTTAACGCAGGGGTTAACATCCGCGCCTATAAACCCTCGCCGGAGAATTATTATGCCCTACGCAAGTCCTGAAAAACGTCGCCAAGCCGCCGCGTCGTCCATGCGAAAGCGCCGCATCTATTTATCCGCAGTCGCCGCCAATAACCCGAAAGCCCTTGCGGCCGAGCGTGCGCGATTCCCTATGAGGCCGTTGAACGAGTTGGAAAAGCGCCTGCTAGGGATGCCGAAACCGGATCGCGAGCAGTATCGAGCCGAGCACGCCAGCGTGAAGGCCGCGTGCGTTGCCCTGGCTGAGCAGGACCACGAGGCGCTGTACCGGCGGCTACGCGCCGAGGTCATCGCCGAGGCGACGTTGTGAGCCGTTCTCGGGCCCCTGTCGGCGCGGCCGTCGCTTCCTTCGGCGACTGGGCGCTGTACGCGCGCCCGGCGAGCGGCGATCCGTCATGGCGCCGATACAAGCTGGTGAAGATGCCGCGCGCCAAGTCGCACTGCGCCGGCCGCCGGTCCTACAGCCTGGCGTGGTGCGCAGCCGAGGCCAGGCTGGCTCGCAATTCAGAGGCCGCGGCGCTGTTCGAGCACGAGCCCAGACTGTACGGTCAGGTGGTCGACGAGCTGCGCCTCTCGCGTTTGCTATGAGGCCCTCGTCCACCTTAAACCCGCCGGCGCGGCCCTCGCGCCCGCCCTAGAGTGTTGAAAATCCGACACTTTTCTCTTTTCGTATGGTAAACCTTTAAT